GATTGGCAGAAGCTAAAGCAAAATAATAGTTTATGAAATAACCAAATAGGCTCTACGGAGCCTATTTTTTTCAGTAAATAACAGTATGGCAAAATCACTAGACGGTAATTTAATCAAGAAAGCGCATGCTCCTCAAAAGTATACCTTAGAGGAAGTAAAGCATCTTGAAGCATGCATGGACCCAGTAACTGGTCCGATATACTTCGCTAAAAACTTTTTAAAAATTCAACACCCTGTACGAGGATCCATTCCTTTCGTACCATACGATTATCAAGAAAAATTAATCGACGCATACCATAATAACAAACAGTGTATTGCCATGTTACCTCGTCAGATGGGTAAGACAACTTGTGCCTGTGCATATTTGTTATGGTATACAATGTTTGTCCCAGAAGCACAGGTATTAATCGCTGCTCACAAATATGAAGGTGCGCAGGATATTATGAATCGTTACCGTTTCGGTTACGAAAACTTACCCGATTTTATTCGTGCTGGTGTGTATTCATATAACAGAAATACAATCGAATATGATAACGGTGCTCGTATACAAGCAGTGACAACTACAGAGAATACTGGTCGTGGTAAATCTCTTTCATTAATTTATTGTGATGAGTTTGCGTTCGTGCAACCTCCAGAGAAAGCTAAAGAGTTCTGGACTGCATTAAGCCCAACACTATCAACAGGTGGTAAATGTATTATTACATCAACGCCAAACTCAGACGAAGATCAGTTTGCGTTAATTTGGACCGAAGCTAATAAAAGATTTGACGAATTCGGTAACGAACAAAAATTAGGTACAAACGGTTTTCATAGTTTCTTTGCACATTGGGCAGAACATCCAGACCGTGACGAAGAATGGGCTAAAGTAGAACGCAGCAAAATTGGAGACGAAAGATTCCGTCGAGAGTTTGATTGCGAATTCTTGATCTTCGACGAAACGTTAATCAACGCAGTAAAATTAGCAGAACTTAAGGGCAGCGAACCAACACTAACCATGGGGCAGACTCGCTGGTATAAAGATATTAACCCTCAAGCTACATATCTTGTGTCGCTTGACCCTAGCTTAGGTACCGGTGGAGATAACGGCGCTATTCAGGTATTTGAAATGCCTGCGATGGAACAAACAGCAGAGTGGTATCATAATCTAACTCCGGTACAAAGTCAAGTAAAAATCTTGAGAGAGATTTGTACATATATTCAAGACCGTGGTGCAGAAAAAGGTGGTACTCCGCAGATTTATTACAGTGTCGAAAATAACACACTAGGTGAAGCAGCACTAGTTTGTATTCAGAATATTGGGGAAGAACAGTTTCCGGGCTTATTTTTAAGTGAACCTATTCGCAAAGGGCATGTAAGAAAATTCCGTAAAGGGTTTAATACTACACATAAAAATAAGATTGCAGCTTGTAGTCAGGTTAAACACTTAATTGAACAGCACAAGATGAAGTTACATTCTAAGCCCTTAATTTCAGAGCTTAAAACATTTGTGGCACACGGAGTAGGATTTGGTGCTAAAACCGGTGAACACGACGACCTAGTAAGTGCTACGTTGCTAGTTGTACGCATGGCCGACATATTAAGTGACTGGGATCCTAAGATTTACGAAAAAATGACCGATAGAATTACCGAAGATCAGATGCCAATGCCGATCTTTGTATCAAGCATAATGTGATAAATATAACTATGGACGCAACAAACAATATCGCTACGGATTTATTTTACAAAATTAGAAGCCGCTTTACAGGCTTAAAATTGGGCGCCGCATCAGGCGAAGTAACTATTAATCCAGAAGAAGCACGTTTCTTTGATTTTGACTATCAAGAAGAAGGAAATACCATTGGGCATGTAAGTATCAGTTTAGCTGAAGATAGCTCAATGAAAGTTTACTTTTCTACAGGAATTACAGAATCAATGAATCCAGGGGAAAAGAAAAATTGGTACAAATTTTTAAGAGAATTGCGTATGTTTGCTAAACGTAGATTAATGAGTTTTGACACTCGTGATATTACTAAAGATAATCTTGATAAGAATGATTATGCATTCCTTAGTCAAAATAATAACCCCGCTAACAAAATAACAACACCGGTCGGAGAAAGTGTAATGAATGAAAGCACACTATATGGCTCAAAAACAATGAGCTATCAGAAATTAGAAGATACAAGATTGATTATTAAACATAGTCAAGCACTAGCCGATGATATGGCACCAGGTGCAAGATCACGAAACATTTCAGCATTGTTTGTTGAAAATGCAGACGGTGAAAGATTTAAATATCCTTTCATCCACTTAGCAGGCGCCCGCGCTATGCAACGTCACGTTGCTAATGGCGGCATGCCATACGATGACATCGGTAAAAGCATTATTGGCATGAGCGAGGAAATTGCTCAACTAAAGAGCTTTGGTAACTATGTTGTTCGCAATGACTTAATGAATTCCGACACTAACGGTATTGTAGAACGTAGTTCGACAGCATTAAACGATCTACGCGAAACGATTGCAAAATTAGCAAAACAAGGCCACTATGAGGCTTATAGAGAATCATTCCAGGCACACCAACCAATGGAAGTTCCACAAGACGTAGTAGAAGATTTTACAGAAAAATTCACAGTTAAAAACTTTAAAGAAGATATCAAATCTGTATTCCCGGTATTGTACAGATTAATGAAAGAAGCTAATACCATAGGCTATGACGACATAGTCGCAATGACAACCCCAGAGGCTGTTGAAGGCGATCTAGAAGTTGTTGAGCATAATGATCCGTTTGCAGCATTTGAAAACTGGGCAATGAGCCTTGGCGAAGAAAGTGCTATTCAAAGCCAAGACCCAGAAGAACAAAGAGTTGCATTACAAGATTTACAAGATCTTGTTGGTCAACATTTTCCAGCAGGTGATGGCGGCATGAACGCTATACAAAGTCTAAAAGGCATTATTGACGATCCACAATTATATCAAGAAATTAAAAAACAAGCACAACAAGAGGGCGATGATACCTGTGTACGTGGTCTAGTAAAAGATTGGTTAGAAGATAATGCTCCTGAAGTTGCAAATGAATTAGACTTCGGTGATTATGAAGAAGAAGGTGATAGCGAGCCGGATGACAATACTGATGACGGGTATGCTCTAGCAAGTGCTGGTCATGGTAGTGACGAAGATTACGAAAGTGCTGAGCCAGATACAGACGACGATGACCCGCCATTTGACCCAGATGAAAAATCATCATTTAAGAAACCAAACAATCCTAACAGAACAGGTATGGACTCTGCTAAGGCACTAGCACAAAGAGGTCAAAAATTAAATGTAAAAGAAATTGCTGAATTTGTACATAGTTTCTACGACAGAGATTCAGGCACATTTCCTAAAGGCCCAGAAGGCGTTGCTACAATGGTAGGCAAGAAATTTGGCGAACAGGCAGAACATGTTGCTCGTAAATTTGTTGAAAGAATGGCTCCGCAACAACAAGCCCCAGAAATATCAGAATTGGCACGTATTAGAGAATTAGCAGGCTATTAAAGATTGTTCGTAGCAGTGAGATTGGGCACTTCGGTGCCCTTTCTTTTTGGCAAAATGAAATCAAACTTTTATGTAAACGTTTAGTCCTACTAAAGCGTTATATATATACGCAGGGAAGATTCTTTGCGTAAACAACATAAAGGAAACTTTAAAATGAAAACAATCGCAACTTTAATCGCAACATTATTCGCAGTATCAGCATTCGCCGCAGAACCAGCTAAGGCTCCTGCAACTCCTGCTTCAGCACCAGCTAAGGTAGAGAAAAAGGCAGAAGTTAAGCCTGTCAAAAGTGAAGCTGCTAAGAAAGACGCTCCAAAAGCAGACACAAAAGCCCCTACTAGTAAGTAAACACGAAGCAGACGACACTGACTTCATAGTCGACGATGAAGTCGTATTTGGTCGTAATCTAAAAGCACGTGATTTTGGCAAAATAGTTCATGAAGATGATACTTTATCAGATCATGTAAAATTTAGATTGTGGTTAGCTAGACAGTTAGCACTAGCAAAATATAAGGAAAAGTGGGCTTGACCCGCTTTTTCTTTTGGTGAAATAAATCAAAAAAATAGCAGATAATCGTTGACCTTGCTAAATAAAAAGCGCATAATAATACATGTGCATAAGGCATATAAAAACATTTTAGGCATAACATAGGAGGCATTTAAAATGGCTACATTAGCAGAAATTCGTGCAAAACTTCAAGAAGCACAATCAAAGTCCACAGGACAATCCACCGGCGGTGGAGACAACGCAATTTACCCACACTGGAATATGCAAGAAGGCAAAGAAGCCGTAGTACGTTTCTTACCAGATGGCAATTCAAATAACACATTCTTTTGGGTAGAACGTGCTATGATCAAATTACCTTTCGCAGGTATCAAAGGCGAAACAGATTCCAAACCAGTTCAAGTACAAGTACCTTGTGTAGAAATGTACAACGATGGTTCTGTATGTCCAATCCTTTCAGAAGTTCGTGGCTGGTTTAAAGATAAGAGCCTTGAGGAAATGGGTCGTAAGTATTGGAAGAAGCGTTCATATATTTTCCAAGGCTTCATTGTCGAAGATCCTTTAAAGGAAGATAAGATACCAGAAAATCCAATCCGCAGATTTATCATTGGTCCTCAAATCTATCAAATCATTCGTTCAGCATTGATGGATCCAGAGTTGGAAGAATTACCAACAGACTACCTCAAAGGTGTTGATTTCCGTATTGCTAAGACTAGCAAGGGCGGTTTTGCTGATTACTCAACAAGCAAATGGTCACGTCGTGAACGTGCTTTGAGTGATGTTGAAACAGCAGCATTAGCATCTAATGAGTTGTTTAATTTGTCAGACTTCCTTCCTAAGAAACCAACTGATGTTGAGTTAAAGGTAATGAAGGAAATGTTTGAAGCTTCTGTAGATGGCGAAGCATATGATCTCGAGCGTTGGGGTCAATATTTCAAACCAGCAGGTTTAGGTTCAGCAACAGGCGATCCGCATCGCGCAACTGCTAATACATCTACACCAGCAGCCAAAGCCAGTGAAGACTATACAGACGACGAGCCAGCACCGGCAGCCTCTGCGCCAGCCGCAGCCGCAGCACCGGCAGGTGATAACAGTCGTGCGCAAGACATCCTTGCCATGATTCGTAACCGTCAGAAGTAATTAGACTAAACATAGAGTGTGGGGCAACTCACACTCTATTTCTCAACAGGGCAAAATAATATGGCAAAAGCATTTGATATTTCTAAATTCAGAAAGTCAATCACTAAATCTATTGACGGTTTAAGTATTGGCTTTAACGACCCAACCGATTGGGTTAGTACAAACAACTATGCATTAAACTATCTTATAAGCGGACACTTCGATCGAGGTATTCCGTTAGGTAAGGTCACGGTGTTCGCTGGTGAATCTGGTGCAGGTAAGAGCTTTATCTGTTCAGGCAATCTAGTTAAGAACGCACAGGCACAAGGCATTTATCCAATCTTGATCGATACAGAAAATGCACTCGACGAAAAATGGTTACATGCCCTTGGAGTTGATACAAGTCCAGACAAGTTATTGAAACTTAACATGGCTATGATTGACGATGTGGCAAAGACTATTACAGAGTTTATTGCAGAATACAAAACAATGGATGAAAATGATCGTCCTAAGATATTGTTTATTATCGACAGCTTAGGTATGCTACTGACTCCTACTGATGTTAATCAATTCCAAGCAGGCGATATGAAAGGTGACATGGGCCGTAAGCCTAAAGCACTAACAGCACTTGTTCGTAACTGCGTTAATATGTTTGGTAGTTATAACATCGGAATGGTGTGTACTAACCACACATATGCAAGTCAAGATATGTTTGATCCAGATGATAAAATTTCAGGTGGTCAAGGATTCATCTACGCTAGTTCAATCGTTGTTGCTATGCGTAAATTAAAATTAAAACTTGATGCAGATGGTAATAAGACTACAACGGTTCAGGGGATTCGTGCCGCTTGTAAGATCATGAAAACTCGTTATGCAAAACCGTTTGAAAGTGTACAGGTTGAAATTCCTTATGAAACAGGTATGAGTCCATATAGTGGGTTGGTCGACTTGTTTGAAGCTAAAGGTATGCTCAAGAAAGAAGGTAACAGTCTAGTATATACTACAGCAGACGGTGAGATCATTAAGCAATTTCGCAAGGCATGGGAACGCAATGAGAAAGATGGTCTAGATATTGCAATGAAAGACATTTCTAAACACGGAGAAAAAGTGAGTTCTGAGATAACTAATAATGTTGAACCTCAATTGGAGAGCGAGTAAATGAAAGACGACCTTATTGCAGATCTTTGGACACTAGTAGTAGAACATATCCCAGAGAAAAAACGCCAAGACGTGGCTGCTGATTTTATTAATACTTTATTAGATTATGGTGTTAAAGAAAGTGTGCTTACTAGTCTAATGGGCGTGGATCCTTATCTAGACCAAGCTGTTGAATATTCAACCGACGGCGAAGAGTATAGTGAGGAAGAAGATGAAGAAGATGAATATTACGAAGATGAGGACTGATGAATTGGTACGATAAGGTTTCAAAGGATATTAGTAATATCCCCGATGCCGCTGCATATTATGAGAGCGAACTGATAGCAGCTAAATCTGATGCTCGAGTATCTGGCAACTTAGAAAGAGCAGCCGCTAATATGCCCGGTATTGTAGAAAATCGTTTTAACCAACTTCAAGAAATTGAAGCAATACTAGAATACTTACACATAGAATTGCGTAGATTACGTAGTCAACATTTTAGAAAATATCTCGAAAACTATCAACGAGCTTTGTCTTCTAGAGACTGTGAAAAGTTTGTAGAAGGCGAAGCTGACGTTGTAGACTTTGAAAAAATTATCAACGAATTTGCCTTACTTCGTAATAAATGGTTAGGTATTATCAAAGCCCTTGACATTAAACAATGGCAAGTATCAAATATAGTTAAACTTAGAACAGCAGGATTAGAAGACGCAACATTATGAACATCCTAGTAACCGGTGGCCTAGGACTTATCGGCCACAATGTAGTTAAAAGACTACAGGATCAGGGGCATATTGTATCTATAGTAGATAATAAAACAAACTATGGTATCATCCCTCAAAAAGAAATCGACCATTTAATTCGAGAACGTCTAAAAGAAATTAAAGATATTAGCGGATTATATGATTACGATATTTGCGATTCAGCTAAATTAGAATCAGTCTTTAATATCGAACAACCTGAAATAGTAATACACATGGCTAGCTTTCCGAGACAGAAAGTAGTTAATGCTAATCCTGCGCTAGGTAGTCGTGTAATGAGTGAAGGGTTACTTAATTTACTAGAACTTAGCGACAAATACGAAGTACGCAAGTTTATCTATATATCTAGCTCAATGGTGTACGGCGATTTTAAAGATGATGTTAAAGAAGATGCAATATGCCGACCGCTGGGCCAATATGGTATTATGAAACTGGCAGGGGAATGGCTAGTTAAGGATTATACTCGCCGTACAAATCTTGTACATACAATCATTCGACCATCGGCCGTATACGGTCCTCTTGACGTAGAAGATCGAGTGATTAGTAAATTTATTCTTAATGCCATGCGTAACATTCCTCTAAGAGTAAATGGTGCTAACGAAACCTTAGACTTTACCTTTGTAGACGATGCTGCTGACGGCATTGTTGCAGCAGCAATATCTGATAACACAGGCTTTTGGCACAACTTCTTTTTAGCATTCCTGATTTTAGTATTTACTTACTTCTATACGGCTATTATGATTAACCCTAATCAAATGGCTGAAGACATGAAGAAAAATGGTGGTTTTGTTCCGGGTATTAAGCCAGGTAAAAAAACTGCTGAGTTTATAGATGCAGTTATGTCTCGTATTACCCTACCGGGTGCATTGTTCTTAGCGTTTGTGGCCATATTGCCATCGCTAGCACAATTGGCCGGTGTTAACAGCGGTTTCTCTCAGTTTTTTGGCGGAACATCGTTGTTGATTTTAGTAGG